TAAAACTATATGCCCTAGTTCAACTATTAAAAAAGTACCTTCTGGTAAATCTTCAATCTTATCTTGAACTTGCTCTTTACTTTTAAACTCGTATTTGCCTATTCTCATAATGTTGTTAGTGTTATAATTTCCGCATCTGTTAAAGCGTTCCCAAAAACTTGAGAATTGTAAATCTCTCCTTCAAAATTCAAGTAGTCATCATTACCTTGAAATTGAAATATGTTTAATGAACTAAATAACCTATTTGTGTCTAAATAACTATTTAAAAGTTGTCCGTTCGCAAAAAGCTTATAACTTCCGCTATCCCATTTAACCGCTAATTTAATCCTTCCGCCATTGTGGTTAAAATCATAATTAACTATTGGAGCACTTGGAAACTCATTTATATAAAACTGTAAAAGGTTTGAAGTTTTAAATGAGAATTGTATTAAATTATATGTACCACCTCGTAAATTTATTACATTTCCAAGCGTATCACTAGAAGCAACGGCAAAAGGTTTAACATCTAAAAAAACTACTCCTTTATTTTTGTTAAAATCTGTTTGAGCTTTAACCTTACGCTCCAACGCTCTTGTAACAGTACTGCCTTCCGTTTTAATGTAGCTGCTTAAATAGTTCCCTTCTTCAAGTTGTGCTCCCCAGAAATAATTATAATCGCCTTTAGTGACCGCAAGATTCCCGTTTGATGTTGTACCATAAATATAAGGTCGTACAGTTGTGTTTCCAGAAGTTTCACAAGTGATGGATATTCTGTACCAACCATTTGTAAAAGATTCAATACTGTTGTCTATTAAAGTTATCTCGCTGCCAGTTGTTTGCGGAGTAAAAGATGTGCCTTTCCCTAAATCAAAAAATATACTTGAATAATCTGCGGTAGAATCATTAAACAAAGCTAAATTGCAATATGTAGCATTCCCTCTTTTAGCAAAAACTGATAAAACAACAGTTGCACCGCTTGTAATTGTAGCAGACCCCCTGAGTCTCATTCCAAGAGAGCTAGATGAATTGCATTCTAATTTATCAGCGGTTTCAGTTCCTTCTGGTGAAACGTCTTCGTTTGCCGTTACAGTTGTTCTTGTTTTTAGCCATAAAGCATTATTAAATTCTTCGCTTCTTAATTGTCTGTTTGTTCTAGTACCTTCCATTAAAAGGCTAGGGCAATCACCACTCCAATTCAAGCGAGGGTTATTTGACCCTACAATTTTTTCAATTAAACCGTTTTCTTTTACTCTAGTTGCATCGCCAAACCTAAAAAAATCAAAATCTCCATCACCATCAACTGGTAAAACAGAATAAACTTTGCCGTTTTTATATCCGCTCGGTATTAATGCTAGTATTGGGTTTTCCATTATCTTTCTATTATTATTGAAGTAGTAGCACAGTACCACCATTGACCGTTCACCTGTAATCTTAAAGTTACTGTTTGCCCTCTATTTATTTCTATTGACCTTCCAAAATCTAAAACAACCGTTTCTCTTACGTTGTTTCCATAAGTACTTGTTTCACTACCTTTTAAAACACCATCTACATAAACACTTAAAGTCAAAGAGCTTCCACTAGGAAACTGTCTAGAACTGTAAGGCATTGACGATATTTGAAATTGACTAAAATAACCATTAAACGGCACTGGAATAGCACCATAAGCAAATGGAAAAGCTGTACTAGAACCAGTATCAAAAAGCGTGAAAGTATTAACGCTACTGATATAATGCCGCCAAGTAACGCTTATTTTTTCAGTCGTTAAACCTCTGCTTGTGTATTCTACCGACTTCGCTCTTATAAGGTTATTTGTAGAAATCATTTATTTTTGTATTTCAATTTCATTTCATTATAAAACTGTTTAGCGTATTCTTCGTTTGCTTTAAGTCCTATATATTTTTTTAAACGCTTAACGTTTATTTCTTTTACTTTGTACTTCATAAAACCCAACCATTAAAAACTGTGTCGGTGTCTGGGCTAATATCGTCATTTGTGTTACTTGTGTATTCTGGAAATTTAGATTGATTAAAACATAAATAATCTACTAATCGTGTACTGTAATAATTTGCGTACTCTCTTGCTTTGCCTACTAAATAATCAACTTCGTTTTTATTAACGTTTTCAGCAGTTTCGCTTGAATGTTTAAACACTCCGCCATTCTTAATTTGATATGCCGCAAATGGAATATAATTAACCTGAGCGAACCATATAAGGGTTGGCTGTATATAATCGCTTACAAGAGCTAAATAGTCCCCAGATAAAGTACTGTTTTCAATGTCCGTACTTATTCGGTTATATAAATCAGTTCCTAGTAAGTTTTGTATGTCAATTTCTTGACCTAGTTTTATAAACTGAATAAATTTATCAGTATCAACATTCCCATCTAAGATGGAATTTCGTACTAAGTCAGTTCTTGATATAAATAATGCTGTTGCCATTTAGTTTTTGAATTTCATTTTGTTCCAATATTCAGCAGTATAACCTTTATACTTCATATCCTTTGGTGCTACTGGTACTTTTTGAGCGTTCTTAGGCATTTTAAAACCTTTGCTTTTAGCTTGTCCGCTTGTTATTTGACTTTTTTTACTGTTTTTAACCTGGTATGTTTTTCTGAACCAGCGATGATTACAGCGAGCACCGCCTTTCCAGAGCCAGATGGAATATGTATCTGAGCCACCCTTACCAAAACCAGCATTAACAGACTTTTTTCCCATTGCAACTATGTCCTCTTTTCGGTAAACTTTTTTAGCACCTACCATTTTAGAACAAAATTGTCTACTATTTGAACCAGCTTTTTCTGGTGCGTAAGAATAACGTACTAAAAACTCAACACCCTTTTGGCTATCTTGTTTTGATTTACCGTCTTGTGTACTTTTTGCGTTTGGTTTAGCTGTTCCAGTACTTACAAAATTCCATATTTTAGATAGAGTTGTTTCCTCTTTTTCTGGCTCGGTGTTTAAGTCTGTAATAACCTCATCAAGTTCATCGTTCAATTCATAATCAACTTCGCTCTCATCTACTAAATCATATCCTTCTAGTAGTTCTTCTTCGCTCTCTCCTAAGTCAATTAATTCATCAGCAATAGTACTACCTAGTTCATCTGGTAATTCTTTACTAAGTTTAACCCCTGTTTCTTCTTCTCTTGTTTCTGCGTCCTCAACGTTTTCTAAGTCTGTAAATTCTAACGGTTGAAGCGTTTTAAAGTACAGTTTAAGGCTCATTTGGTTAAATGCTAGTATAGAATCAAAAGCGTCTATTAAAAGCGTCTGAAATGGTCTTATAACGGTGTTGTCCATTAACGTACTAGCTGTTTTTAATTCTTCTGCATTATTACCTAGTCCGCTATTATCTTTAATACCTAAAAGCATAGGACTAACAACTCTATGTGCTACCATTACTTTTTTAGAACTTTCATCACTTAAAAATTGATATTGTTGGTGTGCTTCGCTTAATTGTATAGGCTCAATAGTTGCTGCACTTTCTGGGTTATCGTTAAAGGCTAGAATAAACTTGCCTGCATTGCTACTCCCTGAAAATTTAGAATATATACGATTTTCTAAGGCTTGACGTTCTTCAGCGTTTGGTGTTCCATTGTTAAAATTGATTAACATCGAAGGTGCTAATCCATTCAGGATATTGTTCAAATGGTAGTTCGAGATTTCCTGTTCAAGCTCAGCATATTGAAGTCCGCCCGCATAATCTGGACTGCTATAGTACTTATAACCAGCACGATACGGCTTTACATAAATAATCTCTATGTTTTCAGAACTACAACCAAAAGCTGGTATTCTAGTTGTGTGACCTACGTTCTTAACCTTCTTCCAATCATCAGCATAGTAATACGCTTCTATTTCGCCTTTGTCGTTACATTTTTCAGCTCTTAAGTTTTCAACAGGAATATGCTCAACTTGTGCAATAGTTTTTTTATCCTTAGAGTAAATGACTTGCATAGCACATTGACCCATTAATTTAAGGTCATAGCATAGTTTACGAACCATATCTTTATGAAACAAAGAAATCATTTTAGCGTACTGCTCTGGCTTTTTATTTGAGTTTAATGCATCTAGCCCACGACCGTAAATCATTTCACTAATTCCGTTAATAATAGCGTTATTTGTTGGGCTACCATTATATCGGTCAATTAAATACTTAAAATAATTGTTATCAGAACCATAAGAAACCCACTCTTTATTGGACTTCTCAACTATTTCTGGTGTTGTGTAAGTACTTAAATTTACTATTCTTAAATCGTTCATATTTATATTATTATAAATTCGTTATCCGAACTTTCTTCACTTATATACTGGTCTTTATTGACGCTGTAATATTCATCATTACTTTGGTTAATTGCTTGGTCTGTGCAAAAAATCTTATCCTTATAAATTATATTATTTGAATAAA